TCATGGAATGTATGCCCCTAATAATAAACTGAACATTTACAACGTTCAGTCGAACGTGCCACCAACCACATTAACATCTCCTTTACTCGCATCAGATACATCAATTAGTGTTGCCTCCACTTCAGAATTTACAGTGTTTGAAGGTATGGCAGTTAGTGCATCTAATCCTGGATATGTAAAAGTAGAAGATGAGATTATTAAATATGAATCAGTAGGGACAGGTCAACTCTTAACAATTACTAGAGGAATTGATTCTACTATCGTACTTGACCACGACACATTAAGCACTCAAGTCTACAAATATGAACTCAGTGGAGTTTCCCTAAGAAGAATCAATACTACTCACGACATCAGTGATACTGGTAATGATATCGATAGTTACTACATCCAGTTTGATAGAACAAACTTCGATTCATATGCAACAAATCGCTCAACTGATGGAAGTCTAACATCAGCACCACAATTGTCATTTAATTCCGAAACAACCAGTGGTGGAAGCGGAGTCAGTGCTACAGAAAACATTCAATATGATACTATCACCCCACAAGTAGTTGGCATTGTTCCAGGTTCTTCAACAGAAATTACAGCTCAAATTAGGAGCGTAAGTGGAACAAGTGTTGATGGAACTGAAGTTTCATTCATTGACCAAGGATATGAAAACGTAGAAATTGGTGTTGCCAATAAACTCACATCTACAAGAATTGTTTGCTCCCACGTCAATGAAGAAACATATTTAAATGGAACACTTCTTGCAAATAGAACCAACTCCCTCCTGATGAAGGTTAATCTTTCTACCACAGATGATAACCTTTCACCAATGATTTTCTGGAGAAATTCTGCTGTCCAACTTCTAAGCAGCAGATTAAATAAACCAGTATCAAACTATATTACGGATAATTCTGCCAACTCTATTATCGATGACCCACACGCTGCAGTATATGTCTCCAACACAGTTAGACTATCACAACCAGCAACTTCACTAAAAGTGATTGTAAGCGCCTACAGACACGCATCAGCAGACTTTAGAGTTCTATACAGTCTAATTAGACCAGACTCTAGTGAAGTAGAGCAATCATTTGAATTGTTCCCAGGTTATAATAACCTAACCGTTGATGGAAATCAGGATGGTTACCCAGATGTAATTAATCCTTCAAACAACAGTGGTTTACCAGATGTGTTTGTTCCTGCAAGTCTAGATAATCAATTCCTAGAATATGATTTTACTGCCAATAATCTTGGCGATTTTACAGGATACACAATTAAAATTGTAATGTCTGGAACAAATCAAGCGTATGCTCCAAGATTTAAAGACCTGAGGAGTATTGCAATTAGATGATGATACCGGTAAAGGGGCACCCCAATTTATACAGAGACGAAAAAACAGGCGCTATTATCAATTGCGACAATAGCGCCTACAATCAATATGTAAATAGTATAAATCATAGAGATTCTCAAAAAAGAGAATTGGATCAGATGAAAAAAGATATTGATGAAATTAAATTACTATTGAAGGAGATTGTAAGTGGATCCAAGTCAAATTGAACTCGAAACAATTGATAAATTGTTTGAATATGAAAAGCATTCAAGGTTTATAGATACATTAAGTCACGAAGAACTTAAAAATTTTTCTAAACTTTATTGTAAATTATATCTAAGGCAGCAAGAAGTTATTAATACCCTGGGAGACATTAAGATATAAATAAAAAGTAGAGCTTAAAAAATAGATGGCAGCAGTATATGTAAATAACTTAGTAGTTAACGCTGGTGCTGATTTTAGTCAATCTTTCACTTTAGAAGGCACTGAATCCAACTCCGCTTTTGACCTAACTAATTATACTGCAGCAGCCCAGATGAGAAAATGGGCTGGCAGTTCTACTTACACATCATTTAATACCTCTATTGAAATTCCATCAACTTCAGGAAAAATCTTAATTAAATTAACTGCTGCCCAAACAACATTACTGAAACCAGGAAGGTATGTTTATGATGTTGTAATTACAGATCAGTTTGGAGTAAAAAATAGAGTTATTGAGGGGATGGTTCTCGTAACAGAGGGAGTTACCCGATAATGGCAGATATTAAAGTCAGAGTTGGTCAACAAAACGCAATTAAAGTTGTATCCAGTATTTCTGGGTCTGCGGGTGGTAAGGCAGTAACTGCCGAAAATGTAATAGGTGGTATTGGTTCTATAAGAGAACTACATGTAAGTGGAATTTCAACTTTTGTTGGCGTTAGCACTTTCAAAAGTAATGTTTTTATTGATGGTGATTTATTTGTTGGTGACGATTTAGTTTTTGATGAATTTACCGCAAGAAATGGTAATATTACTGGAATTGCCACATTATATAATTTAAATGTAACTGGAGTTTCTACCTTTGTAGGAATTTCAACGTTTAAAAATGACGTATATGTTGATGGTGACTTATATGTAAGTGATGACTTAAAGTTTGATGAATTTACTGCAAGAAATTCAATTATTACTGGAATTTCTACGGTATTGGGTGGTTTTTATTATGGTCCATATTCCACATATGGAATGCCTTATTTTAACCCAGATGGACTTTTAGTATCTACACAAAGTCCAGAAAATGGAATAGATTATACTAACTATATAATGACAACTGATGATGCTGGAGTTCCAGCTTGGTCAAATGCTATAGACGGAGGATTCTATTAGAAATGGCTAAACCTGCTAGTAGACAACAACTAATAGATTATTGTCTTAGAAAACTTGGTGCTCCAGTATTGGAAATTAATATCGATGATGACCAAATAGATGATTTGGTAGATGATGCATTGCAATTATTTCAAGAAAGGCACTTTGATGGTGTCGAAAGAATGTATTTAAAATACAAAATTACTCAAGAAGATATTGATAGGGGTAGAGCAAAAGGAACTAACGGAGTTGGGATTGTAACTACTACTGCAAATGCAAATATAGCAGGTGTTGGTACAGCATCATTTAATTTCTACGAAAATTCTAACTTTATTCAAGTTCCAGACAGCGTTATTGGTGTTGAAAAAGTTTTCAAATTTGATACTAGTTCCATTTCCGCTGGTATGTGGAGTATTAAATATCAGTTGTTCTTAAACGACTTATATTACTTTAACTCAGTTGAACTTTTACAATATGCGATGGTAAAAACTTATCTTGAAGATATTGACTTTTTACTCTCAACAGATAAGCAGGTTAGATTTAACAAAAGGCAAGATAGACTATACTTAGATATTGATTGGGATGCAAAATCCAAAGATACATTTATCATTATCGACTGTTATAGAATTTTAGATCCTAACGACTTCACTAGAGTTTATAATGATAGTTTCTTAAAGCGTTATCTCACTGCTTTAATGAAGAGGCAATGGGGACAAAATTTAATTAAGTTTAGAGGAGTTAAACTTCCTGGTGGTATTGAACTTAATGGTAGAGAAATATATGAAGATGCAGAAAAAGAATTAGAAAATATTAGGCAGAGAATGTCCATGGATTATGAATTACCACCTTACGACTTTATTGGATAATAATGGCACTCAATCCCTTTTTCTTACAAGGTTCTCCAGGAGAACAGAGATTAGTTCAGGATTTAATCAATGAACAGTTAAAGATTTATGGTGTTGACGTAATTTACATTCCAAGAAAATTTGTAAGAAAACAAACTATTTTAAAAGAGATTCAATCTTCAAGGTTTGATGATAATTTTGCTATTGAAGCATACATCAACAGTTTTGACGGATATTCTGGGCAAGGAGACATTCTTTCAAAATTTGGAATGACTTTGAAAGATGAACTGAGTTTAATTATTTCAAAAGAAAGATTTGAAGACTTTATTTCTCCATTTTTGGAATCTGACAATGATGAGGAAATAATTCTATCATCTAGACCTAGAGAAGGAGATTTGGTATATTTTCCATTAGGTCAAAGATTATTTGAAGTTAAATTTGTAGAACATGAGGTTAATTTTTACCAATTAGGAAAGTTGTATGTTTATGAATTAAAGTGTGAACTATTTGAATATGAAGATGAGGTTATTAATACATCTATTGATGAAATTGATACCCAAATTGAAGAGCAAGGATATATTACAACCTTACAATTAATCGGTGCAGGTTCTACAGCAACAGTTTCTCCAATTATTTCTACTGGATATATTCGTAAAATATTTTTAAATAATGATGGATATGGTTACACATCATCCCCACTAGTTGCAATCAGCACTGCCCCATAT